GGGAGGCCTAGGTGGTGTAGGCGCGGCAATTGGCAGGTTTTGACCCACCCCCATCCTATCCTACTGATAACATTGATACTTCAGCTTATCCTGCTTGGTCTTCAACCCATGGCACGGACGGCACATCGATACTAGATTCTCATCAGCATGTGTCCCACCTGCTGCCAGTGGTATGTAGTGGTCTACGAGTTCGGCTATTACCACGCGGCCCGCTTCCTTGCACCACTCGCACAGCGGATCACGCGCCCGCTTGATCGCCCGTATCTTCTGCCATCGTCCGTCATACCCACGCGCTGTCGCGTGCGGCCTGGTGTCTATCCGCGGCTGCCGTTGGGGGCAGGCGCCAGCGTGGGCTTCTCGGCATCGTGCGCACCATCGGGGCGGGGAGGTTGGCATAAGCAAACGAACGCCCTTACGATCTCCTCGGCATTTTTTGCGACGGCCTCTTGAATCAAGCCACGAATGGGAAGCATCAGAGCGTTCTCGATAGCGTGCATGTCGTTCACGCTGACGCCGTAATACTTCGCCACCATGCGAACACGTGCCTCATGGTCCTTCTGCTTCGCGTAGTCAGTGCCGTCGATCAGGCTTTGCGCGTAACGCTCGACTTCGTCTACCATCAAAACCCAGCCATCAGCGATGAGCGGTGGGTATAGGTATTCGCAAGCACCTTAACCACAGTGGCTTGCGCCGTTATCCGCGTGGCGATCTCGTTTGGTTCCGCTAACAGGAAAACCCGCGTTACCGCTTTATCTTTGCGGCGCTGAATCAAACGAGCCACGCGGCCAGCGGTTTTGAGGATGCGCAAGGTTGCAAGGCTGATTGCCCGCCGCTTACCGCTTGCGTTTTCACAGATCACAGTCGGTCCGGCCAGTTTCAAGGTGTCCAAGCGCATCTCCTCGATTGGAAGCCCGTGAGGGCTGGCGACGTCTACCACCACTTCAAACCCCGTCGGAGGTTAAGCAAACAGCTATGCTCAATTTCAGATCCTACAAGACGTTTTCCGCAAAGTCAACGGAAAGTTTTATTGTTTTTCAGCGCTCCTTGAACGCGCAATAATTCCCACACCGCCGCTTGGTCGGCCGATACTTGCGCAAGGCAGCGCTGGAGCAGCGTATTCTGGCGTTGTAAATCCTTTATTTCCATGCGCATAAGCGCCATTAATTGCAATTGCTCGGGTGTCATAGCGTGCCCCCAGCACAGCGACACTTTCCGCTGAAGTGGTACGGCTGCTTGAGCTGGTTTCCGTTTTCGTCCACCATGCCCTGCACCCTGACCCACTTCGTCATGCGGATTTCCCCGCCCACGCACCGCGCCGGATGGTGGATCTTTTCAAGCCCGCGCGAGTTGGGATCGTAGTCCCAATACGTCAGCCCAGGAACCTCCCGCCCGCACCCGCCTGAATTTGCCCTAGGCGCTTCGTTTACCGGCTGCCCATGCTTCGCCTCGTTCAAGGCGTCCGCGATGTCCTGCGGCCCCGTTGGAAGCGCTTTGCGGCCCAATAGCAAATCCACCGCCGCCCGAGCGTGCGCTGCGTCGTCGGAGTGGCTGGCGAGCACGTCAATGAGCGAGGTGAACGTCTCCGGCGCCATGAAACCGAACCCCTGGAGATTCGACATACGATTGAGTTGGGCGGTGGCTGTGCCGCGGTTACAGGGCATCGTCCACCTCCAGCCCGGCTTTCAGGTCCACCGGCCCAAACCGCCGCGGTGCCCGCGGTGCTGGCGGTGCTTGCGAGTACGTGCCGTCGCGGGTCCACCATTGCGCCTGCTTCGTCCGCAGGTCCGGGTTTGCGTCGTATGCCGCGCGCCATTTGCGGACGCTGGCGGTGAAGCTCAGGCAAAACCCGGCCGGGTTGCCTTCGAAGCTGGCCGACTTCTGAAACTCCGAGCGCATGGCTGAAGCCGTGAGCCCGACATCGCCGCCGGCTGGCAGGTTCTCACATGCAAACTTCGCCGCGGTCTGGAAAAGCTTGTCTGGTTCAGGGCCGTTGTCGTCGATGCGGAGTTGCTGAGGCGGGGGCGGGGCGGGCGTCAGCGCGCCATTCCCCCTTCCCCCTTCCACATTCAACATTCCACATTCAACATTCATACCGGGAACCCCCCCTATCATAGAGGCAAATCCTGGGGAACTTTGGGGAAATCGTCTATCATCGGCCAATGATAGAGGCAATTCCTGGGGAACTTTGGGGAAATCGTCTATCATTGACGTATCATTGGCCGATGATAGGCCCAAATCCTGGGGAATCCTGGGGAATCCTGGGGAACTTTGGGGAATCGGCCTATCATTGACGTATGATAGAGGCAATTCCTGGGGAATCCTGGGATTTTGCTCTATCATTGGCCTATCATTGATTTGGCCTGATGGAGGCGGAAACTCGCTTTCCGGGTCCTTATAATGCGGCCGCTGGTGCTTCAGGAAGTTCACGCACTGGATTACCTCGACCGATCCAACCGAATAAAGGACGATCAGTCCGGCACCGTGCAAGTCGTGAACCCACTGCGCCACCTCCTCCACGGTCGCCGGATCGAAGCCGAAGGCGTACTTTTTGAGCCGCGTCGGACGGTACTCCAGGCGGCCTTCTTTGTCCGCAAGCGTCCACATGGCAATCCACAGAAGGCGCTGCGGGTAGCCGACCTTGGCCGGGTCGTCGCTCTCGAAGAATCCCGGTTTGATGTTACGGGCGCGTGCCATAGCCGCACCCCTGTTCTCGCTTCATCTGCTCCCTCTTTCCGGCCGCGTCGGCATAGCGGCCCCGTCTACTTCGCCCGCATCAGCCGTTTCAACACGGCCGCCTGATTCCTACCCGCCCGCCCGTCGCTGGGCGTTGTCGCCATCACGTAGCGCCGCCCGTTCGGCAGCCGCCACACCTGATGATTCTTCTGTCGCACCAGCACGGCGCCAGCGCGCTTGAGTTGTTCGAGGATGGTCATGGGACGGCCCGCCATATCCGGATCGCGGCGCCGCTCGTAATTGAGCCCGGTGGCATCTCATCGGCGTACCGCTTGCATGTGGTCACATACTCCACTACCCGCGCATCGTCCGCCCAAGCCCCTCCCGTGGTGAGCGCGTCCTCAGTCGAGCGGATCAGCTTTGACAGATCCGGCTTCCGGTCATGCAGCGCAGTGCGCTTGCAAGACTTCGGGCGCGGGAATATAAACACCATCTGGCACCGCACAGGCCCATCTATCGGTGCACGCCCCGCCATCGCTTCCCGCGCAGCCCAGGCCACGGAATCACGCCACGGCGCGACCTTCTTACTGGATTCGATCATGCGCCCGCCGCCAACGTGCCGCTTCGAGCCTTGCGGACCAGGCACGCCCAGCACGACGAGCTCGACGTCGGGCGGCCTCACTTCACACCCCGCAACATCTCCGCGCCCATCGCCCAACGGCTGAAGCGGTGCAGTTCCATATACTCGACGGCGGTTTGTCGCCCTCCGCCGCTCGTCTCCACAACGACAACGCCGTGGCGCTTTCCTAATACCACGCGCTGCAATATTTTGCTCTTCCAGACATCGCCGCGCACTGCTATGTATGCCCGCCTCATCGCTCCACCGCCGCTAAAACCGCCAGCATCACGGCCTCGCCCCACTCCCGCGCGTTGCCCTCGGCTGTCGCCTTCGTGATCGGATGCTTCAGCCGCACGCAAAACGTATGGCTGGCCGCTGTCCACCAGCCATCAACACACCACCCGTCCATCTGTATCGCCGCCAGCACCTCGCCCGCGTCAGTATGTGGCCAGTCTGGAACTATTCCGCCATCGACGCGGAACAGCCGCCCATTGTGCTCGGTTACCTGCCACTCCATCACGCGTTCGGCGATGGTGCGGGATTCGGCTAGGGTCCATTGGCGGGTCATGGTTGGGCCTCCTTCCATGCCGCGATTTCCTCCACTGTCATTGGCCGCGTCGAATGTACGCACGACGGATAGCCAAAATCGGCGTCTGTCTCCCCAGGCCACAGGCAGCCTGGCAAAGGCTCGGCGTAGTATCCCTCGCAATCGTTGTCACACCCGGTGGAATGCATCGGAGCAGACCTGCCGTGAGGCTCTTTATCACGTCCACACGTCAAGCACTTCACGCTGATTCCAACTCTCGTAGGATCATTTACCATGGCGCTCCTCCTGCTCCATCAAAAACTCTTCCGCGAACCAGTCGCCCATGCCCAACTCGGCCAGCGGGTGCCCGTCCGCGATTTATCGCTCCGCCGCTTCCCGCTGCTCGCGCTGGGCGGTAGCGATGGGGTCGGTGGTGGTTGTGGTCATTGGGCGCCCCACAGCGTCCCCTGCGGACAAATACAGGCGGGCGAGAACCAGATGCGCTCCCGGCTAGAGTTGTCACGCCCCTGCCCGTGTGATTGCGAGCCATAACCGCCCGCCGCCTTCCAAGCCACGCACTCCCATGAGTCTGGCATTTCATGCTCCCCCGCGTAGCCACATAGCGCAATCCGCAGGTCGCTGTTTTCGCCGTTCGTAACCGCCCACTGCCGTACTTGCGCGGCTACGTCAGACGCCGCCGAATAGGTAATAGAATGCTCCTCTGCTGAGTAAGGAGGGTCAAGAAAGACGCCAGTGATCCCGTGTTTAATCGTGACGGAATCGCCGAGTACTCGGTCCCATTCACCGCACGCCACTCGGACATCGCGCAGCCTACCGGACAGCTCCTTGAAGTATTCCGCTATCGCCTCGCCCCTCCCCGCGTTGCCAAGGTGCGGGAGTTTCCGGTTGATGCCCATCCCCGCGTTGCCAAGGTGCGGGAGTTTCCGGTTGATGCCCATCCCCGCGTTGCCAAGGTGCGGGAGTTGTTTCGGTTGATGCCCATCCCCGCGTTGCACACACCACCCGCTGCCGATCCATTGGCAGATACCCCACGCCCACCAGCCCGCAATCCTGAAGTCGCAGTAATCAGGGTCGCGCCGGATGCTGGCCTTAAACTCTTCTTGGTCCACCAACCACTGATGCCGCGCGAGTAGATCAGCCTCGTTAACCGGCCAATCTACCCAGGCTGCGGTGGTTGATGGGTTTACTCGGACCGCACGCCAAAAGTTCGCTAAGTAACAATCGAGGTCGTTGACCGTCTCAGTACCTGGCGAAGTTGGCCGATTTAACAGCACCGCGCCAGAGCCAAAAAACGGTTCCACGTAATTAGGCACATCACCAAACCGGTCCCATACCAAGTGAGCCACCTTAGACTTGCCGCCAAACCAGGGAAATGGAGCCTTCATCCCCGCACCCCCACCCGCCGCGCGCAAACCGCGTCGATCCACGCCGACCGCGCCGGGTCATCGTTCACCCGATCCTGCGCCAGCGCCTCTGCCCGCGTCATCGGCGGCCGGTACTCGCCCGTATTCATCGGCACCTGGACCGCGTGCGTTGCCATCGGGCGGCTGTTTCCCAACATCGTCCGCATCGTTGCGGCACCCTTGCGCCCTGCGTCCGTCCGCGCCTTCGTTGCGCACTTTGCGCACATCTTGGCGTAACGGCGCTTTTGCTCGATCTGGCCGCCACAGCCACACCAGCGGATCTCCTTACGTTCAGCGCGCGTTGTCTTGCGGCATAGAGCACAGCGGGCGTAGCGCATATCGCTCTGTAGCAGCACGGACCCGCACGCGCAGCGTTTGTCTGCCCGGCACGCTTTGCACGTTCCGCGCCGGCGCTCGGTCCATGTGAGCATCAGGCGCTGGCACTGCGTGCATGGTACCGCGGCGTTTGCGCGTAGTTTGTCTGTTTTAACCGCTCGCCGAGCGTTTCCGCACGGCTTGCAGATGCTGTTGCGCGGCTGGAATTTATCAGCCAGCGTGGCGATAGGCGTACCGCACCGCTTGCACGGATCACCCGGCGCCCATTGTTTATATCTCATTTACTCCCTTTCGTTTCAGGCCGTCGGCATTGGCCTGGTTGTTAAAATTTCCAGTCAATCATTTTGGCTTCGGCCGCGGCGATTGCCAGCGCATCGCTCCCGTAATCCTCGTGTAGCCAATTCCCGGCCCAAACGACATACCACCGGTGGCCGTCATAAACGACACTCCAATCAGCGTTGAAACGCCAAGTTTTCGCGTCGCTTCTGCTCCAACCCCACTTCATTCGCTGCCTTCGTTCTTTATCGCGTCCCGCTCCTCCGCCTCATACTGCGCCCCTTCGACCGCCCAGCGCTTCCGTTGCTCACGCGGCGTCGTCGGGTACTCGTCGGCGTAGACGCGCTCCAGTTCGGCGATGCGGGCGAGGGCCGGCGGTTGGCGGGTCATGTGCGGCGCTCCTTCTCCCACTCGGCCCGCGCCACTGCTATCCATTGGCCGCTAGTCCATTCCGTGCCCTCTTGATCGCGTTGCCTTCTGACTGCCTCACGTTGTGGCTCGTTTGCCTCCGTAAACCACCACTGCAGCAGCTCCAGCGCCTCAGCGCCCATCTCTCTCGCCGCGTCCCAGTCGTCCGGGCCGACCAGCTTTTTGTACCGCAGCACCTCCGCCGCGCGTGCGGGGGTCATCGGGATACTCCAGTAAAGCCAAGCACGCCAACTAAACGTGGCTTCCATTTTTTCGCCGGGTATTTGTCGGCATGCCGCTGCGCCGCTTCAAGGCTCAAGAATAAAAACAGGTCGTCCTCGGTTCCCATAATTCCTTCCTCGTTTTCCAGTACATACGGCTCTGGTTTAAACGTCATGCCCCCCACCTCCACAACCCAGCCCCAGCGCCCGTCGCGCTGATCGACGGTGATGGCGGTGAGCATAAAGACGCCCTCGACCACTTCGCCACCGGACAGCTTCACCAGGTCGCCGGGCTGGCCGTAGGGGCACAAGTGGACCAACTGGCGCGGGTGACCTTGCGGGTGATTGATGGTGTGGCTCATAGTTACTCGCCCCGCCCGCCAGAACCGCCGCTCTCCGTTGGCGTAGGCGATGGATTCGGCTCGGGTGAGTCTCATGGTCTTCATACTGGTCCTCCACTGGCACGGTAGAGTGCTTGGGCGAGGCCGAATGGTCCTTCAGCGGAGCTTATCGGAGAGCGGCATGGACCATCGCAATAGGCTGTTTCTGGCTCAGAGTTATCTGCGTGATCAATGGCCGAAAACACGCGGTATGACCGACCAACTAGCTTCTTCCGCCACGCCTCGGCCGCCCGGATGCAGGCGGCGGGGTCGGTATTGTAGGCGGCGACGGGCTTCCACGGACCGTTAAAACGGATCTCGTGCGGCTCCGCGCCAAACTCGGTCGATACCTCCAGTCCCTCGCAATGCTCGGCAATCCATGCGTCGTGCGCTCTTGTCCAATTCATGCGATCCGATCCTTTCTACGCTCGATGGCGCGGAGTGCCACACGTTTTCTGATGTGATTCGCCAGCGCCTCAGCTTTTGTTCGCATCGGTCACCTCCGGTATATCGGCCAGTCGCTTCGTTAGAGCCGCGTTTATCCGCCGCGCTTCGGCAATCGCCATCTGAGCCGCCGCTTCCACATTGTCAGCGGCACCGATAAGCTGGCCCATTGCCATTACGTCAAATAACCCCGTGCGGTAAGTAAACGACAACTCCAGCACTCCGACTAGTTTCACCATATAGCACTGGTAATGCTCTCTCCATTTCACCCCGGCAATCTCTACCGTCTGCGGAGATGGCATCTTGAAATATCTGCTCATAGCTTCACCTCCTGCGCGGCTTCAACGGCGGCGATGGCGGTGGGGCCGCTACCAGTAGATCGGCCACCTGGCCCAAAATACCACTTAGCCCCTTGCGGCCAGTTCCGGCGTTCAATCATCGGGTTGCTACTCCGCTCCACCTTCGCCCAAGCCGCCGCGCAGCGGGCGAGGTCGGCGATGTCCTGCGAATCGAAATACGCGCCAAATCCATTGCTCGTGTCTTCGATGGCCTCGTTGCAGCGGTATACGAGGGCCTCCAGCCGTTTAGCGTCCATTGGTGGCCTCCAGTCGGTCGGCTTCGGCGTTACAGAACCGGGCCGCCAAGTCTCGGTTGTGGTAGCTCAATTCGCTTTTCGCGGTCGCCATAAAGAGCCGCGCCATTTCTTTTAACGCCTTCGCCTTAATCCGTCCCAGCGACTGCGGTGGGGTGCGGACGAGGGCGGACGAAGCATCTCTACCCGCAGTTACGACCACCGCCCACATCGACGATTCAGAGTAGCCGTTGACGGGCGGTTTTGAGTTCTGCCTTACCCAATCAAACTGGACTCGCGCTAGATCCAGCGCCGCTCTCAGGTCCGCGGCGTGCGCCTGGGCCTCGTCGCGCTCCCGTTCGGCGGCTTCGGCGCGGGCGGTGGCGGCAGCACAGCGCTTTGACCACCAATCAACTTCGGTGAAACCAGCTTTCCTCACTGCTGACACCTCTCCCCGCAGCCGCCCAACCTCGGCGCTGAGTTGGTCGCGCTCGGCGGTGAGGGCGTCCACAAAGCGCCGCAGATCGTCCATTGCCAGCGTCCAACCGCCGTCCAGCTTGTAAGTCCGCTCTGGCGTCGGCACATGTCGTTTAGATAAGAACACGAGCATGTCATCGAGCATCGCCCATACGTGATCTTGTTCAGTTGCCATTACGACACCTCCCGCGCAATCCGCCGCGCTTCCAAGTCGAGCAATACATGCGTCTCGACCGCAGCCGCAGCAGCGTGCCAAGCGTTCTGGATGTCCTCTCGTAATTCATGCCACTCCGGTAGAGCTTGCCCGGTGGCGAGTGATACGCCTCCGGTGTGTTGCCGGTAAGAAAGATAAGCCATGGCCGCGTAGTTGGTTTTCATTTTGCCTCCTGGTTGCAAAGCGGACAAAGATCGATAGTGTTCCACCGGCAACCATTGTCCGTGCGAATGTGAACGTCTGATACCTTGTGGCGATGCTCAAAGCACATCGGAGCATCGCATGTAGTGGCGGAGCTTGGTACATTGCTGCCTAGATTGCGGCCAAAGCGGTGGGTTGTTCCGTCCAATAACTTGAATACCTTTCCATCGCATAGCAGGCGAGATGGCTTTCCGCAGGTGGAACATGGCTTGTCCGTCAAGCTTGCCTCTCTTTTTGGATCAACTCCTCAAGCGCCAGAAACAAAGCCGTGATGCCGTCCTTCCGGTGGCCTTCAGTTAATTGCGCTAAGTCCACGCGCATCATGCGAAGCCGCGCTCGATCAGACGCCGCCTGACGTTTTGCCTCCATTGCCTCTAATCGGCTTTCTTCGAGCCACTTCGCCAACTGCTTAGATCCGCTGTTGTGATTCTCCATCGCGATGCGGAGTTCGGCGTTCTCCGCTCTACACGCCTCTAGTTGCAGCCGTAGGCCGTGGTATGTCTCTACTTGGTCGCTCATACCTTCACCTCTCTCAGTTGCTTCGCTTCTTCCAACATGCCTTCGCTCGACCGTTCGTAGTACCCGCCCTCACGCGCTGCCTTCTCCAGCCACTCCGCCGCACCCTCCCGCCGTTGCTGGGCGAGCATCTCCCGTAGTGCATTGCCAAACACACTGCCGTTCGGGTGGCCTATGAGCGCCGGATTGCCACCATCGCGGACGTGGGCAAATGCCGTGAGCGTCATCTCGCGCTCATGCCGCCAGCCTTGGAGTTCGGATTCCAGCCGCCGCACGTACTCCAGGATGTCTGGGAAGGCGTTGTATGCTGCCTTGTAAAAGGTGAATAGCTTGTTCCATTCACCGGGCAAGCCGTCGCAATCCATGGTCGCCGCCGCGTGCAGCCGCGCCAGTTCGTCCAACTTCTCACGCATTGTGTGCCTCTCTCCATTTGGCGATTGCGGCGATGGCGGCTTTTCGTGTCGCCTCGAACTCTGCTTCTGCTTCGCGCTCGATGCGAAATTCTATCGGGCCAGACAGGGGATGCGTTGCGCTTTCGGCCGCATCAACCCAGTCATAAGCAAGGTCTTCCAGTCGAACCAACGCCCTCTCCGCCGCCGCGATCACCTCCGCCGCTAGATACTCGCGCTTCCGCGCTTCCCGTGTGATCGCCGCGTCCCGATTCTCCGCCGCCCAGGCCGCGATGTAGTTCCACGCCTGCGCCCGCGTTGGCTTCCAGCGCAGGTAGGCGCCGCCGCCCAGCAAAAACAGTCCAATCGTTGCTATTTCCATGTCCCTCTCCTATTCCGCCGCCGGCCGCGTCGTCTTGCGGCCAAATTGGTACTTCGCCAACTCCGCCAACGGGCAGATATACCGTTGCAACTGCCAGGCTTCCGTCCGCGCTTGCGCCGCCCATGCTGCAGGTAGCGGCCCACGGATCTTCCGCCATCGCCACGCGGCCATATACGCGCGTCGGTGGCACCGTTGGCACTCTCCGCAATGGCATGTTTCGCGTGGCATATCTCTCCTTTGTTTTCAGCGGGCCAGTGACTCCCCGGCCCGCCTAGAATTCAAATCCATCCAACAGGTTTTCAGTGGTTCGTGACGGACTACCTCTTTTCTGGGAGCTTTTCGCGCCCGGTCTGCCGTCCCGCGCGGATTTCCGAGATCGTGCGCTAATTTGGAACGGCAGGCCGCGGGCGGTTGCCCACGGGGATCAGAAGGGCAGGTCGTCGTCTCCTACCGCGAATGGGTCCGAGTTCGCCGGCCGCGCAGCAAACGGGGATGCCGATGCCGACGCCCGCGCAAATCCACCACCACCGCCAGCCTTCGGTTTGCAAATCACCTGCGCGGACGTGTCGCCGTAGTTGTTGACTTCGGCCATCACTGACGCTTTCTGGCCGATCAGCGTCTTTTGGATGTGAAGCAGCCACGTTTCCGGGTGGACCAATCCTTCCTGATTGCACCCAAACTGCTTGCAGCGGATCTGCGCCGCCTCCCATTGCGGAACCTTGCTTGCCGCCTTGTCGTCGGGATTATTCACAAGCGAGGCCGTCAACCACCAGACGCCCGTGATCGTGCCACGGTCGGACACTTCGACGGTGATCTGAAGGCCCGGCGTGCCCTTCTTTTCGGACTTGATGTACTCGACCGCGACGATGCTGCCCGTGTACCACGCGCCATGCTCAAACATTCGCCACCGCCACGGGTTCGCGCATCAGTTCGGCTTCGAGGGCGTCGAGCGCAGACGCCGATTTACCCGCCACGCGCTGCTGCTCCGTCTCCTGTACGACCATTTCCAGCGTCACCGGTTCGGTGGTGTCCGGGATATCCATGCCGAGCGTTGCGGCCGGGCAGACGCGCCGCTGAAGCCGCGTGATGCACCGCGCGAACAGCATGTCCATGGGATTCATCTTCCAATTTTCCTTGCCGTCAAGCTTGCCGCGCTTCGCGTCGTCCATGGTGTAGGTGAAGACGTGCGGTTTGCCTTCAGCGTTGGAGTATGGCTGACCGTCCTTCGTGGCGATCAGCGAGCATTCGCCCATGTCGTGCTTTGCAAAAAGCCAGTGCCAGCCGTGCCGCTGGAGCAGCCCGGCGCGGAGGCTTGCCCGCATCGCCACCACGCCCTGAATCACATCGAAGCCATTCAGTGAGGTGTCCCGGTCAAGCCCAAACGGGCGCCCAGCGGCAATCCGCATTTGCACCTCGTCCTGATTCTGGCACCCCGGCCGCTTGCGGACGTGGTAGGCTTGCGCCCGGTCCAGCAACATGCGCTCGGCCTCCTGGCGCATCGTCTGGTCTGTCACGCGGTCCAGTAGCGTAACAATCCGCTCCATCTCCTGAACCTGATTCATTTCCACGGCTTGCGCCGATGGCTGTGTCGTACTCATTACTTTGCTCCCTTAATTTTGAAAATTCGCAACGGCCGACTCACCGACCGCTTCAACACGTCCATGTAAGCGTCCGGGTACTTCGTCTTCAGCGCGTCGGTATCAACCCGCGAAGTCTCCACCACCCGAAACTTCACATACTCGCCGTTCCCCGCCGCCGCCTGCTCATTAACACCCATCAGCGCGTCAATCCCCAGCCGCCGCGGTTCGTCCTCGGCGGACTCATCGCCCGTGCGGAGAACGTCGGCCATTTTCTCCGCACGCTTGATAAGGTCTTTCGCCCGCTGATACTCGGCCACCAAAGGTGCCAACCCATCGATCTGAACCAACCCCTGGTCGCTCACTGCGGACCACTCGTCGAGTTGGCAGCTAGGCTCCCATTGACAGGACTCGCAGCGCCCGTCGCGCTCCTCCAGCCATGCGGGCGCGACGCGCTGATCTACGTGGTGCGACAGGAACCAATCGACCTTCTCAGCCACGGCCGCCATCAGCTCCGGCCGCGCTTCGATTTCGTACAGGTCGAGTTGTCCAGTGTCACGGTTGAGTGCCGCGATGCACGCCCAGGACCACTTGAGGACGCGCATGTACCACTGCACCTGCATTAGATAGCCCAGCGGCACGCCGTCGCGCTTCCAGTCCCAGTAGGCGCGGTCGCTCACGGTCTTGATTTCCAACACGCCCGGCCCGCGCTCCTGCCCGACGATGGCGCGGTCCACCCGTTGCAGTTCGTGGCCGTTGGCGGTCGCCCGCTTGCGGCGGATCTTCCAATCCGGCCGCATTTCGGCGACGAGCTCTGTAATACCGTCCTCCATCAGCTTACCGGCCACAATCGGCCCGGTCATGCGAAATTCCCGATCAGGCGGCGCCCCGGTCTTCTGGTACCACAGTCGGCGGGCGCATCCGTAGGGCTTAAGGCCAAGGACGTGCTGAATATCGGTCCCGCCGATGAAGCCTTGCCGTTGCGCCGGATCTTGCGAGACTTCCGGCACATGTGCCGCCAACGCGTCGAAGCGGGGGACGTTGATGAATGTGGCGTCAGCTTTCGACATGCAGCACCTCGTCTGTGTCTGAGCCGGCAATCCAGTCTTCCACGTAGGTATCGCACTCAGTGGTTGATCCATTGATCGTCTCGGAAAAGTAGACCAGCTGACCATGTAGCCGGGTCACTCGATAGAGAATCGTAAGCCCTGGTTCGCTGTACGTCGTTATATCCCCCGG